TTATTTTTCCGTTCCCATACGTTCTATTTGGTGAACAAGTGCGCTTTGTGCCGCAGCCCAGCGCAATTCATCATCGGTTGCGTTTGCACCCATAACGCGTTCAATTGTTATCTTGCGCAGGTGTTCCAACACAATACGCCCCGATGACGTATTAAAAGCACGCACAAAATGTTTTTCAATATCGGTCATTGTTGTTTCCTTTTTATATTATATTTTCGGCAATTGCCATTTGTGTGATTGGCGCAATATATTTCAATTCTGCGTCACTGTTCAGAACGATTTTATCAATCACGCCACGGCGCGATAAAATCTGTAATCCACGGTCCACCAACGGTCGTATAAATTCGTGTAACAAACGACCGTATGCCGCGCCCAGAACACGCATCATGTCGGCATTACGCGCCATAATTTCCGTTGCGGTCATTTCTTTATCCGACAACAACCCCAATCGGTCCGCCAACAATGCGTGACGTATACGTTCGCGTAAATCTTTCAACACCAACTGTGAAACATCAAAATTTGCACCCGATGATAACGGGGTTAATCCCGATGAACCAACAGCCTTTGGTATAATTGCACCTGGGGTTAAATTGATGTTGCCCAAGTTGATAACACCATCATCATCGGCCTGCCAAATTCCAGAAACCGCGATAGTTGCGTTTTTCAACACCAATTCCACAACCTTGTTCGCAGTTTTAATATCGGGCAACGCACGCATAACCGGTCCACGACCGTATAATTCACCACTGGAAAGCGACCAACGGAAAATAATATATGGGTTTGTTTCGAATGTACCAGTTGAAACAATATTGTTTTCAATATCACCGCCCACATCCAGCCACGCAACGAAATCGGTGTCCACCAAACTCTGCACCAACTTTAATGGCATTTCCGGATCACGAACCATTTTATCGCGCAAATCAGATGGCGGTGTCCATTGTGGAAAACGCGCGACTACATCACACGCATGCATTGACGTTGTGTGAAATACTGCATTTGGTAAAATCGCTATATCGTACATTGGAATCGCAGTGAATGAAAAAGCCGATGCGGCACCAATTGGATTTTCCGCCATAAACAAACACGCCGTACCCATAACAACCAAATCCATATAGCACTGATGTATCGTTGTATAAAAATTAGAATCATTCAGATTCGCACGAAAAACATTTGTTGCGATTTCTGGATTTGGCGACATATCGCTTTCGGGTACCAGTGTCATCCACAATGATTCTGGTGGCGTTATCAGCGAATATATTGACGCGGCTAAATTATCAGCGGCATCAGATGCGGTCGAATCAAACAGCATTGCCATATCTTCGTCCGATGTCGGTATGGTATATCTGTGCGCATCATCCCAACGTTTTATCCATGGCGCACGCATATCCAACGCACGCGCATACATTTGTTGTAATTGTTTAATGTTTGTTGACATTTCGTATCCTTTGTTTTGAGTTTCAAGAAATTCTGAATTTCGTATTTGCAGAATAAATTCTGCCCACCCGCCCCATCGGGTGAATTGGTATTGGGGTCACCATAATTGCACCAGCAACTGCGTCAATCCCGTCATCGTGTGTGGTGTACCCAGTGGGCGACCAACCAATCATTTCCGCCAACAATGGTGTCCCACGCACACGCCCCGCACAATACAACCGCCCCGTTGATAATAACGGTTCGATGGTGTCAATAATTCTGTCTGATTTACGTTTATTATTCACAATACGTTGAACAACAATGTCATACCCACTTTGCGATGCACAGTCGCGCAATATTTCGGGTAAAGTATTTCCAATGCCATTTGTTTCAACACACAATTTTCGCACATTATAATGCGACATAAATTCCAGAACCCGATTGCACTGGTGTGCCATTGGATGTTCATCATTTTCGTTTGCTGTCATATACATCACATCGTGAATAAACACACAATGATTTTTATCATCGCGATATATAATGACACATACGCTGCCATCAGAATTTTGCCCACCAGAACTGGGATCCCAGTATACTGACGCACCAGTTATAATTGTATCGCCGATTTTTGCGTTATTCGGGTTAAAGTCATCATCGTAAAAGTGCATTGCCCCCGGATCTAATCTGATTCGGTCAAGTGGTACTGGCTTTAACATCATCTGCGACGCAAAGTGTCGCACACCCACCGTATTGCGCAACGTGTCAATCGTGTGCAATGGAAACATTTCCGGCCACACTGGCCGCCCCGCCCCATCAACAACAGGAATTTCAAGCCTTTTATATCCACGCAAAAAAGGCGTTGAAAACGCAAAATTTTTATATACTATATCAGACATGGACTTTACCCCGAAAACTTTACCAACGAATTTGGAAGCCGAGCAGGCAGTTTTGGCGGCTATTCTGATGAATAATCGCGCACTGGAACGTGTTTCGGAATTTTTAAGACCCGAACATTTTTCACATCCCGCACACCAGGAAATTTACAAGCTTGCACTGCGTCATTTTTCGGCGGCAAGCCAGTTCGATATTATCACCATCAAAAACTATCTGGACCAACAGGGAATATTGGAATCGGTTGGCGGTGTTGAATATTTGACTCAATTGGCTGGCGCTGGTGCAACTGTTGTGAACGTTGAACAATATGGTCGTATTGTATATGAAAACGCAATGCGCCGCGATTTAATCTCTATTGGTCAAGAAATCACCGATTCTGCATATACCGAAGATTTAGACAATCCGGTGTCCCGCCAAATCGAAGTTGCCGAACAAAAATTGTTCGAAATGGCAACAACTGGCACATCTGAACACGAAGTGGCACCATTGTCGGTTGCTTTACAACAGGCATTAAGCGAGGCTGAAATCGCATACAAGGCCGATGGTCAATTGTCTGGTTTAACAACTGGATTAACCGATTTGGACAAATCTATCAGTGGTCTGCACAAATCGAACCTTGTCATTATTGCTGGCCGTCCAGGTATGGGAAAAACAACATTGGCAATGAACATCGCGTTTAATGCCGCGAATGCTATTTTATCTGGTCGTGCAAATGAACAGTTCAAGGGAGCCGTCGTATTTTTCAGTTTAGAAATGTCGCAAAGTGAATTGGCGGCACGCGTTGTGTCGTCCCAGGCAAAAATTCCCGTTTCGGCCCAGCGCAGTGGCGCACTGAACGATAACGATTTCTTGAAACTGACACAATATGCATCGGCATTAAGTCGTGTGCCGTTATACATTGACGACACACCGGGCATGTCCGTTCCAATGATGCGCACACGTGTACGCCGTTTGGCTCGTAAATGTGGTGGCATTGCATTGATTGTAATCGACTATTTACAACTTATGACTTTGCCAGGTGGACGCAAAACCGACAACCGTGTTCAAGAATTATCTGAAATAACACGTAGTCTTAAAATGTTGGCCAAAGAAATGAATGTACCCGTAATTGCACTGTCGCAATTATCACGCAGTGTTGAATCACGTGACGACAAACACCCAATGCTGTCAGATTTACGTGAATCAGGTTCAATTGAACAGGACGCCGATATTGTTATGTTCACATATCGTGAAGAGTATTATTTGGAAAGTCGCGATCCGTCAAACAAACTTTCTGGCAATGTAAATGAAAAGATGCAAGAAAGTTATAAACGTCGTATGGAACGCGCACATAATCGTGCAGAAATCATTATCGGCAAAAACCGTCATGGTCGTACCGAAACGGTCAACACCGCATTCTTTGGCGAATACAGTTTGTTTGACAACCTGGATGATGCCGCCGCACGCACGATGGCCGACTTTATCCCAGTTGATGACGTACCACCGACACCGACCAACACAGGCAATGGTTCCGATGTTGATATTGGCGAGATTCCAGACGATATACCATTGTAATTTTTGCTTGCACGGGCCGAAAAAATTGACTAATATTTTGTCAAGTATTCCAAGGAGTTTTCAATGGCCCAAGAAGAAATCATTTTTCCAAATAACATTCGCAACATCCGATTGGCGCGCGGTATGAAAATGACAGAATTATCGCGTCGTGCGGGTCTTTCGTTATCCGCAGTATCAAAAATCGAAAAGGGTGTTCGTCGTTTAAATCAAAAGCAGTTGTTAAACATCTGCACTATTTTGGGCTGTAAACTGTCTGACATTTTCATCAAAGAATCTGATGATGTTGCGACCCAATGGCAAAGCGAAATTAAACGCCGTCTGAACGACAATGAAAACAGCGGGTTAAAGGTTTTTGGTTCGGGTCTGCGCAAGATTCGTCAACAATCTGGCAAAACCATTGCCCAAGCGGCCAAAGATGCTGGCATGACATTGTCTGTGTATCATAAGATAGAGGTTGGACAACGCGAAATCTATGAAAACGAAATTGAACCATTGGCAAAATCATTCACAATGTCTGTTTCTGGAATGTTTGATAAAATCGCCAAATTGTACAAATCAGGCGAATTAAACAAACAAATAAACAAGGTCAAAGAACGCGTAAAATCTGTTTTGGTGCCGGGCAATCCAGTTGCTGGAATCGATATGCATGATGGTCTGTATGGCGCAAAATTGTACGACAGTGCACGAAAAAAGTTGGTTCCAGTATTTGGTACACCGGCGGGTCGCGCAATTTCGTTCAAGAAATCTGATGAAACAATGATTGTTGCACCAATGAATCTTGAAGGACGCAAGGGCATCTATGCTGTAATTCCGAACACAAAACATTTGGGCGGATTTTTACCTGAAAAATCATATGTATTCGCCGATATAAATGCACCTGTATCTGTAGGTGATATGGCAATTTGCATTGATTCCGATTTTACGAAACTGGAATCGGCGGACGTTGCAACCGCACAAATTGTTTCTGTGCGCCAAGACGCTAAGGGCAAGATTTATGGCCAGGGTACATCTGCATCTGACAAAATTACCGGCAAATCTATGCACAAGGTAATTATGATTGTGATGGAATAAAACATATCACACCAGCGAGAGGGAAAACCATGAAACAAAAAGCCAGTGTTATCGCACAAAAGTTATTGAACCTTTACCGCCAGGCACATGTTATCATTGGTGGCTGGGGTGCATTAAATCCAATTTTTGTTGAAGAAGCGACCCCCGATGTAATCACAGAATTATCAGAAATGCCAACCGGCAAAATGCTGGTAAAACATATTGAAAACCTGAAATCTGGTAAAACACCAATGGATTCCATTGAACGCGATTTGTTGCCGTATGGCGGTATGATGGCGGAATCGCCTATTGAGGTAAACATGTCCGAATCTGATTGGCAAAAAATAGAATCAGCGATTCTGAATTTCACACCCGACCAGGACGGGCTGGATAAAATTCAGTCAATACCTGTTATAAAATCGTTTGGCCAAGAATGGTTGCAAAACATTCATGTGATTGTAACCAGAAAGCACCCAGAAATTATGGACAAATGGACAATTGTTGAACAAACCTATAACGCATTTATGCGTTGGAATACCGCGAACGATCTGTTGTCCAACATTATGACCGACCGTTCCCGCGCCCAACTGCAAGCGGATTTGCCCGAATACGAAACATACTTACCAATGTTCGGCGAAGAAGGACAAAAATTATTGGAAAAATTACGCAACAGTATCAGTGCACTGCAACATAATTCTACAAACTAAACTTCATCATCGGTTGTTCGATATATTGTATCGGTCGTATGTGGCGTTCCGATATAAATCATTGCGCCGTTTGGCGACAAAATAAAGTCTAACTCTCGCAGTCGTTCCCGCAACATTTCACGCTTTTGCGCCGTATTACACGTATTAGGCACTTCGACATCATCGCATATTATTAAATCAGCACGCGACCCAGTAATATTACCATGAATGCCCTGACATATCACCGACGGTTCACGAATTCCAACTGGACGATTTATTGTGATTTTATTTGTTGCCCACTCTTTTTTATTTTTCGGAATCATATCTGCACACAAGGGATGATTCTCCAAAATATTACGAATATGATTTACCATTCGTGCCGCCAATATATTTTCCGCAGACAATATCAACACACGCGTATTTGGTCGCATATACAGCACGCACGCCACAAACACCCCAACCACCGTTGACTTACCCGAATGGCGAAACGCGGTCAACAACCCACGACGCGGTTCATTTTCCAAAATATCAACTAAAAATTCCATTATTTGCCGATGGTGTAATGGCGTTGTCATACCAATATGTTCGTTCCACACATCCAAAAAATCACAGAACGCCGTAGTCATCTCTATTTTCAGTTGGTGCCTGTTCAGTAATTGAACCATAGTCGTTTATCAGTTCTGGCAATGCACTTGATAAAACAGCCAGCAAATTATTATATATGCCCAACACACCACCACCTGACAATTTGTCTTCAATAATGCCCAATGTATAGTTCAAGAAATTCACCACGTTATCATGTGTATTTCTCCATGTGGACAAATCAACATCAACGGCGCGCAAATCTTGGAATGCTGCAAGCAAGAAATTGAAATCATCGTTCAAATCTTCGGGATCTATTTTGTCTGTGGGTTGATAATCAATAATTCGCGACAGAGATATCTGACGGAATATATCAATTTGTTTGTTTTCCGCTGGCGCAGTTACAAAAATAACACGCCCACCTGTAAAGTTATTATTTGGAATAACACTGAAACCCGAATCAACTGGTTCATCATCAATTACAACATGCACATCGGCAACCTGGAAAAACGGGAAAGCAAACACAAATTCGGTTGTTTGCCCATCGCCCGTATATGAAACTTTATACATATTCGCCCCCACGTGTTATCCGACCAAGTTATCAAAATGCTTTAACAATGTTTTTAATAGGTTTGTCGGTTTTGATTCTTTGACCGCCTTTAATTTGCTTAAATTCGCCTTGTATTTCTTGTCGTATGGTTCACTAGTTTCTTTTTCGATGCGTTCCAGTACCGCCCCAGTTGTCATATTTCCGCCATTCACACCACCCGCGCCATATTTTGCACGTTGCGCCGCCAATGCTTTTTTAACAAGGTTTGTTTTTGTCGCCTTGTCTTCGGCAATTTCTTTCAGTATTTGTTTACGTTTAGTATTTGCTTCTTTCTTAGAGTCCTGATAATTCAGAACGTCTGTAACATCTGATAATATTTGTCCCATTTGTTATCTCCATTGTTATATTTCGTAATTTCCGTACATTGATACAGATATGACCTGGGCGGGTAATGGGTCGGTCCCATGAATTTGCCACGGACAATCAATTGTTGTTTTTACTGTCCCCAGTTGTGTGATTGAAACATCACCCGAAAAGCCCGGTGAATCATTATCATATACGCTGTTCGGCAATACGGCGCGTTTACCGTTTATAAATAATGATTTTGTGTTCAGCACACGCGCCACAACCTTGCGCACACGTAAACTGGATACGTTATGTCCAGACGCACGCAACGGCAACCCATGCGCACAAAAATCAAAGTTATTACCACAATCGTCCATTGCGGACACGTCAAACTTTTCAAGTTTCAAATTATCGCCACGCTTTACAACAACGTACGTTGTGTTATCCACAACCGCAATAGATTTGAAATCACCACTTGTCGTGTATTTTCCCCACGCGGAAATCCCCAGCCCAGAATGATAGTTCAATATCGACATTGTGCCGTCCAACATCACAACATACAATTTGTGTTCTGATGCGTTATACGCGATATCAACCGGTGTATTCATCAAATGCTTGGACAAAGCACACAAATCATTCGCGTTATAATTTTCGCCCAAATCGTCCAAACACAACTCACGAATATCGCACAGATTGCCAGACACAAATACAGTTTGCCCTTCTATCTTTTGCGGTGGCAAATATCGCGACACAACACTTCCAACCGATGTATGTTGTTTAATATCAACCGATGATGGTGTAAGTGGCTTATTAGAAATTGCCCATTCGCCCACAGATGTCAAAATCTGTAAATTGTCACTGCTGACAACGGTTGCTATTTGCTGACGGCGACTGGAAACAAGTGTTAAAAATATTGCCTCGTCATCTAGACCAGTACCGACCGAAAAGTTATGATGATTTCCAACCTGGGACAACCAAATACCACTTGGGTGACTGCGCGAACCACCAAAGACCAATCTGTCTTGGTGAAACGTGATACTGCACGGCCAACCACGATACGCGCCGAACGCCGCCTCAAACCAATCGGTAATTGGCGATGCGGGCAATGTATATGTTGAATTGGTATATGCCACAACCACCTTGGCATCGACATACGATGTAATTACCCATTGTTTGTCCATTAAATACAGGCGTTCACCAACATTATCTGCCGACCAAAAATTTTCGTTCGTTGTAAATGTCGCATAATTATTACCGCCCGCATTTGACGTCACCGTTATTGTTATTCCCGCCGCATCATCAAATTTCATAAATGGAATATTAACCGTCATATCATCATTGCTGGAAAATTCGAACGATTTTATTTCGAATCCACTGGCTGTTTGGGCAATGATACGTGGTTGATAATCGGGGTGTACCAAAATCATTGTTCCAAAACGTTGCGCATATTGTAATTTGCTTATATCCGCACGCGCCCACGGCGACACCAAACTTTGTACAACCGAACCATCGGTCCCCATAATCGTTGCCCGATAATCACCAATGGCCAAGATATAATTTTCATCTTCGCCCACCGAAAACGGTATTATGCGCACTACATCGGACAATGTTGCGACACTGGACAAGCCCGCACGCCGCGACAATCCACCACCCGACAACACGTCCATATTTTCAAGTTTGGCAACACCTGCAATATCGTCACGCGCAAAAAATTCAGGGGCGATTTCGCCACGCGAAAAATTATTTTGTGTTTTTATAAAATCAACCATCGTCATTCCCCATTGTTATTAAAACCGCGCATTGACAAGTGAAAAATTTTCTATATTTGTGGCCGTTGTTGTTGTGCTGTCGATAAACTTTGCCGAAGCATATTCTGTTTCGTATAATGCCGCCAACATTCTGAACACGTTGTGATTGGCCGTCATTGGCACACAGAAATCCATTGCCAACTTTGTCGCGACCAACGATACAAAATAACTTGGGTATGATTCTGGCGACACACGCACCAACGCTACAATTTGTATTTTTTCAGGTTCGGCGATTATGCGCCCCGATTCTATTTTACCCGGGCATTGCAGTATGCGTAACACATCACTTGGAATAACAAAATCGTCATCATCGGTCTTGGTCAATTCGTATGTACGCGTTGCGAACCGCCATGGATACGATGCCAACAAAGCGTCTGTGATTGGATCAAACAAAGTGCGCGCCAACTGGGCGCCGGCACTATCTTCGACAAGCGATTGTATCGGCTTTTCGCCAAGTTTTAACAATGCCATCGAACAAAGGTCTATTTTCGTGAACATATTTTCCCCCATATATCCAAATGGTCGGCAAATGCCGACCATTTGTGATTAGTTTTAGGATAATGAACTCAGTGTTATATTATCGCTCGACACACCAACAACTTTGATTGATGTGTAATCAGATGCGTTCACCAGAACAATATCGCCAACATTCATCAATGTTTTCACATTGTTGAAATAACCAGCGGTTGTAATTGCTTCCAACGTTTCATTCGCGGCATAGTGCCACAATGTGAAACCATTTGCGTATGCGATTACAGACAAGTTTTTATTTTGAAATGCCATAATTTTCCCCCATTGGTTATTGTTTATTGTTCTTTACACTTGATACGAACTATACCGTCGTTATCAATCAACACTGCGCCTTGGGACATACTGTTGCTTATAAAGTGCGCCGCACGTTCACCATGCCAAGAAATATCTGTTTTGACATCTTGCCCACATGCATGACCGATGCTTGACGCGTGATATAAAAAGCAATCGCGCTGTGTGCTGGACAACGGCAAACCGTTATACAGCAACCAAGTTATGCCCATCCACTTTTTCGATTCGAACCCAGTTGTTAACGGTGTATCGCCAACATAGTCGGCAGAAACGAATTCGTCCAAAGACAGCAATACGTTCCATTGTTTAACACCAACAACTGCAAAACGCCGGCCATCATCTGGAACATCTTTTGCGTTCAATGCTTCGATTGCTTCTAAAATCATTGTTTTAGAAAAAGCACTTGAATAATTACCGACATTGTTTGTTGTGTTAGACATTGCACCGATAATCAATTCATCGGTTTTGCGACCCAACGCGTATGCGCCAGCGGCCGCGACAACACGGCGTTCATCAACATTGGTTTTCAATTCATCCAATGCATCAACCCAATCACCCGCATAGTAATCAACCAGTGTACATTCCACAGGTTCGTGGTCCAAATTCATCACTGGAACGATACCATGACGTGATTTTGTGCTGGCAATACCCTTGCCTACTTTCTGGAACGTTGTTGATTTACCAATAACGCCCGATTTGCTGCGCACAGAACCGCGCAGTTTTGTGCCCATTTGCTGATAAGCCAAATGAACATCTGCTTCGAATTGTTTTACGAAGACCTGATCTATGGAAACAGACAT